GACCGCGCAGAACCAAGCCCCTGCATAATAAAATTAAAACTTGGTTTTAAGTATCTGTAAAAAGTGATAAACTTCCCGCAGCCAAAGTGGGAAGTTTTTTGCCATACAAAGATAAAGAAAAGCGCGTCGCGTACGCTAAAGCGTACGGTTCAAAGTGGTATCAGAGAAACAAAGAAAAAGTTATCGCCAAGAACCGGCAGCGCAGAAAGAGACAAAAGAAAGAGTGGATTGAGTGGAAGGCTCAACAGGCGTGCAACGACTGCGGCTTCAGCCACCCCGCTGCGCTAGACTTTCATCACATAAATAAAGATGACCCAGAAAACCGTGCCATTTATCAGCTTGTCAAAGGCGGGCAGTACAACACGGCGGTTAAAGAAGCGGAGACAAAGTGCGTGTGTTTATGCGCAAACTGTCACCGCATCCTGCATTGGAACGAGCACTACGGATAATCCTTCCATGGCAATTGCCAATGTGGGCCATCTGGGAATTTCCGCCAGTCGCCGCCCCACTCAATTTTGACTTTCTCATGGTCAGCGGCTTCCTTAATGATTGGCGCGATCTTGTGGTACAGCGGCCAGTCCCAGCGTATCGCCCCGTCCACGTAGGGTGCCATGTCGATGGCGTGTCCGGTCAGGTGCCGCGAGCGCATGGTAGTCGAGGCGCCTTTGGCGAGGAGCTCCTTCTGGCGTTCGACGGTACGCATGCCTTCGATGATGCACCAGTCAACGTCGTCGCTCCAATCAATCGCAGTCTTCATGACGCGCACAAGATCCTCATGCACGCCCTCCAGCCGCTCCAGCGAGCGTTTGCCAAACTTAAAACCCATTTCACTTCCTTCCGAAAAACTTAGTTGCTGACCTAATTCCAAATGATGCTGCGACGATTACGCCCAGCGTGTATTGATACCACTCAGGCATAGTTTCCAAAGCAGCAAAGCCGTTTGCGACGATTTCTCTTCCCTTGTCTCCTGTAAAAACAAGCACAAGTGGAATTGAAAACAAAATTGTTAGCCACTCGTCTTTCCAGCTTGACTGGCTTCCTTGCGCCATGATGCGCTCCCAGTCCGCTTCGCTGGTCGCCGCGCTTTTCATTATGGTCGCTTTCGCTTCCGCCTCTACTAGCGCGAGGTTTGCAGCCGCTGCCTGCTTGTCCGCTTTGCCTTTGAGCCAGCCGCCGGCAAGCTCTGCGAGTGGTCCTATGAGTGCCTGTATCATTTGCGCTCACTCCCCAACCACACGGCGAAAGCTCCCGTCATCGCTCCCGTTACGGTTGCAGTAAGCGCCGTTGCTTGAGTGCTTACAGTATCTTGCGGTAAAGTCATAAACCACTCGATCACACGCACATACATTATCGTCATAACGAGCATCATTAGGCGCGGCATTATTTTCCACTCAAGGATGCGCTCCATTGCTATGGTCATATCATACCTCCATATCCACAATCTGACCCTGCGGTTGCAGCCCAGTATTGTGCGCCCCAAACCTATCATATGACAGCATTAAATCAAGTTGTGCGCGCTCCAGCGCCTTGGCGAGCTTGTGGGCGCGCAAATGCTCTACCTGCACACGTTGCTGCGCCTGATGGTTCTCTATGCTCTCACGCGCTCTCTCAGGCGTTATGGCGAAGGGGAGATTGCCAACTGGTTCAAGCATCATATCTTTCCCTGCAACCCCATGACGACGACCACAATGATACCCGTCAACAATCCAACCACTGCAATAGATCCACCGAAGATCACGATAGCCTCCAGCCGCTGTTGACGCTTCAGCTTTTCCGCTGCCTCGCGTTCCTTACGTTCACGCCGGACGCGCGCGCGGATCTCTTGGAGCTCGCCCCAAGCGGAAAACCCACGGGTGGCGATTACAATCTGACGTAGCTCTTCCTCGGCGTCTTTTGCACGCTGAAGTTGTACAAACGTCTCCATCGCATTTTCGTCGCCGGTGCTAAAGACGCTATTCTTTTTCTTTGTGTGCTTGTTGCGCAGGTCATCGACGCCATCGAAAAACTCGCCGATCTGCTTAGTCACAGAAACGAGCTCCTTGCCCGCCGATACGGCTGCTTTGATGCCGGCTAGAGCGGTGAATGGGTCAATCATTTCTCATAAAACCTTAATGGACAGGCATAATTTGGGTGGACGGCGTACCTTTTATCGTACCATAAATGGTGCGCTCTGTCATACCCGCAGTCATAGTAGCACGCCTTGTACAGCCCGTATGCAAACGTGTGACCCCACAGGATGGCAATCAGCGTGCACACTACTTACGCAGCGAGTGCTCTATGCTGTCGAGCTTCTTGAATATTGCTTTAATCGTGTCACGCATTTCGTCGAAATTACGGCTCTGTGCTTCGAGCTTGGCGTTCAACACGGCAACGTCAGTCGTGTTCTTATTGGTGCGGTTAAACAAATACCAGACGACCGCCACGAGAGGCGCAACTAGCCAACGTAAAACAGGTTCTATCATGTCAATCATATGCGCCTCTCTTTCATCCTTTTTACCATAAAAACTTTTTTAAAAAAAGTGCTCGAAAGGGCTTGCATATGTGTTAACTATTTGTTAACAAGATGGGGAAGGAACAAAGGAGAGAGAAAATGACAGAACACAAATTTAAAAAACTTGATAAAACAACGAAATGGGGCGGTAATGTGTATGCTTATCGCGGTTTAGAAATCCATAATATCACCAGCCCAAATGCTACTTATGGTGAGTGGTATGCAAAAGGTGAGGTATTGTGCCAAACTCTGCGCTTTTGTGGCAATACACGTAATGATGTTGCTCGTAGAATAGATATTGCAATCACCGAAGCAGAAAAAAAAATGTGGGATGAAATAGCAGCCATCGAAGCAATCGGCAAGGTATAATCAACACGGGGCGCTACGGCGCCCCTTGCTTGTCCGTCAACACTACGTTAACACGGTGCTAAAGGAGATCACCATGCAAGATTTAAAGCAGATTGGTCCACGCATACGCGAGGACGTATACGAGGCGCTTCAGAAGTACAGCGAGACAAGCCGCATGAGCATGTCATTGCTGGTCGAATTGGCTCTCAAAGATTTACTCTCAGACGCGGGGTACAGCTTCGATGATCGTCGGTATTGATTGCGGATACCGCACAGGCGGCGTGGCGCTGATGAACGGCGACTGGTCCGAAGTGCACGACCTGCCCACGTTTGACGAGGGCGGCGTTGACGTGCATGAGCTTGCCGCAATCCTTAGCAGCGCAGGCACCGTCGATCACGTCTACATCGAAAAGCAGCAAGCGATGCCCAAGCAGGGCGTGTCAAGCACTTTTAAGTTGGGCTTTGCATATGGACAGATCGTCGCAGCCGTGGCACTGTCGAACATACCTTACACGATTGTGACGCCGTCAACGTGGAAGCGGTCTATGAACTTACCGAAGGATAAGGACGCGGCAAGACGTCTGGCGGTGCAGTGGTTCCCAAAGCAAGCGGAAAGACTGAAGCGCAAGAAAGATGAACACCGCGCGGAGGCTCTGCTTATCGCGCTCTATGGAGGAGGAACGCAATGACCGTCATCTATGATATGTCAAACGAGGAATATCACCTCGACCCATCGCTGAGCGCGTCAGGCGCCAAGAAGATCGCCATGGAAAGTCTGGCCGACTTCAAGTACGGCGAGTACCAGCCAAGTCCAGCCCTAGACGTAGGCAGCGCCACGCACACGCTGATCTTGGAGCCGCACCGCAGCAACACCGTATGGTGCGGACCAGAAACGCGCAGGGGTAAGGCGTGGACCGACGCCAAGGACGAAGCGGACGCGGCGGGCGCAATACTTTTGACCGAAAGCGATTACGCCTTGGCCAAGAACATGGCGGACGCCGTGCGGGCAAATGCCGCGGCGGCGGCGTTGCTCAGCGGCGACTTGGTCTGCGAAGCCAGCGTGTTTGCAATCGACGCGAACACCAACGTCAACATGCGCTGCCGGCCAGACGCATGGCGCAAAGACATCGCGGCGCTGATCGACGTCAAGACGACCGTTGATAGCTCACCGGCGGGCTTTGCGAAGCAGGCGGCGAACTTTGGTTACCACATACAGGATCAATTTTACCGCAGATGCATGGCCTTCGACGGCCATGAAATAGACCGCTTCATCTTCATCGCGGTGCAAAAGAAAGCGCCCTACAAAGTGGGCGTATACGAACTGGACCTCTTGTCCCTTGAGGAAGGGCATCATGCGGTCGAGTACGCGCTGGCGGCGTATGCCACGGCGCAACACACGGGCGTGTGGGGCTACGATTACGGCGAACTACAGACGCTGCAAATCCCGCCCTATGCGTTCAAATTTTCAGAGGCAACTTAGTCAAGGAGACAAACATGCCAATATCTTTCGGAAGTGACAACACGGGCGGCGAGCTTTTCATCCGCTCAAATCTACCACAAAACCGCTGGTACTATAAGGACGACGGCGTTGACGTCGCCATCGACATGGACCGCGGCTTCGCCATCGACATCAAGGAGGTTGTGTTCGGGTGGCTGCATATCGACATCGGCGTGCGCGATTGGGTGCCGTGGCCAAGCCCAAGCCAGCAAATTGCCAAGCCAAGCGACAGCCACAAAAATGGCTTCGAGGTTAAATGCTGGCTCAGTGACGGGCGCGAGGCGTCCATGAGCGGCAACAGCTTCGGCTTGGGTCAGTTTATCGCCAAGCTGTACAACAAGGCGGAAGAGGCGCCAGAGTTTACGCAGGGCAAGGTGCCGGTGGTGCAGATCACAAGCTCCACACCTGTCGTCGTCGGCAAGGGCACGTCATACGACGTCGGCTTTAACATCCGCACTTGGATCAATAAGCCTGCGGGCGAGCCCGTCGCAGCGCCAGCACCAGCGCCAGTGCCTGCGCCAGCACCCGCGGCGCCAGCGTCCAGCGACGATAACTTTGGCTTTTAGGTAAGGCAGGGCGGCGTCGAACATGTGCTCGAAGCAGGTGTCCGGCGCCGTATAAACAGCCAACGGAGAGAGAAGAATGAGTGAAGCATATTTTAGTAAGGTGCGCGAAAGTACCGTCAGCGAAATGCTCACAACCATAAAAGGTGGGCGCAACGAGACGCTCAACAAGGCGGCGTACACGCTGGGGCGTCACGCGCACTTGGCGCCGTCAAACATAGACGCGGCCATCATAGATCTGCACGCAGCGGCAAAGCAGGTCGGGCTGCACGACATCGAAATCAAAGCCACAATCGGCAGCGGCTTCAAGCGCGGCGGGGAAAACCCCAAGGTGCTCGAAGACAGTGACGCAAAGCCATTCACGGCCAGCGAGTTTGACCGGCTCATAGGTAAGCTGGCCAGTAAGGAAATGCTCACACGCGATGAGGAAACGCGCAGGGACAAGATCGACAAGGCGCGCAAGGCGTGGGAGGGCGGCGTCCCGATTTCCAGAGAAAGTAAGGACGCAGTGCGTCCTGCATTACTTTACCTAAACAATCGCGGCTTGCGCGCGTCTGCCGCGGTGGGCGCCGCAAGGTTCAGTCCAAACGTATACGACGGGCCGGCGATACTCTTTCCCGCGTTGGATGAAGCCGGCGAGGTGCAGGGCATACAGGCGGTGCTCATCACGGCGGAGGGAAACAAGCGCGAGCACAGAGGCATCACGAAATACTCCCGCGGCGTCATCGCCGGCAACTCAATGAGGATCGGCGACGAGCACGACGGGGGCGCCATCATCTTGGTCGAGGGGCCAGAGGATGCGCTTAGCGTAAGGCAGGCGGTGCAGGGGCACGCGGAGGCGACAATCGTGTGCACCTTCGGCAAGGCCGGCATGGCCACGTACAACGCGCCACGCGCGTCCGACGTGACGATCTGCGCGGACCCTGACCTCGACGTGGACAAGGTGGCCGACGTAATACGCGGCGACGGGAGCACGTCGGTTTACGTCGTGCGCTTCAACGAGCTCGGCGTGGAAAACGTCACCGACGCAAACGACTACCTGCGCGAAGCCGGTGAAGAGAAGCTGCGGGAGGCGCTCTCCTTGGCTAAGCCGGTCGAGCAAGCGCAGCAAGAGGCGGCGGAAGCGGAGATGAATTGGCCGACGCCATATGAGCCAGTCGATCCGGCCAGCATTCCACGCCGGCGCTGGATCTACGGCGCGCACTACATCCGCGGATACGTCAGCGTCGTGGCATCGCAGGGCGGCGCCGGCAAGACATCCATGCAGAACGTGGAGGCGACGAGCATATGCCTCTGCCGGCCGCTGCTAGAGGAGCCGGTGCATGAACAGGTCAACGTGTGGGTGATCAACGGGGAAGATCCCTACGAGGAAATGCAGCGACGGTTTGCGGCAATCATGATCCACTACAACATCAAGCCGGAGGAACTGCGCGGGCGCCTGTTCTTAGACGCGGGCCGCGACCTGATGATACAGTTTGCCAAGCAAACGCGCGACGGCATCGTGACGAATGACCAGCTTGCCGAAAAAATGATAGAGCGGATCAAGCAAAACAAGATCGGCTTGGTCATGCTGGACCCGTGGGTCGGGTTCAACGACATCAACGAAAACGATAACGTCGCCATGAACGCAGCCGTGGCACAGGCGCGGTGGATCGCGGACCAGACCGACGCGGCGGTGGTGCTAACGCATCACATCCGCAAGTCAAACGGCGAGGACGCAACAATCGACAGCGTCCGCGGCGCCGGTTCGCTGATCGGGGCGGCGCGTGCGGCGCGCATCATCAACAAGGTCAGCCAAGAAGACGCGCTGAAGCTGGGCGTGAACGAGCTCGAAAGCCTCGGCATATTCCGCGTTGACGACGGCAAGTCCAACTTGGCGCCGCCTGCCGCGAAGGCTCTGTATCGACGTATGCACGGCGTGGAGCTACCAAACGGGGAATATGTGGGTGTGTGCATTCCGTTTAAAATGCCCGACTTATTCGACGGTGTAAGCGCCAGAGACGCGCAGGAGGTGCAGCGCCTGATCGGAGCGGCGGCGTCGCGGGAGGAGCCGTATCGGCTGGATGCACGCGCCAAGCATTGGGCGGGCAACGCGGTGGCGGTGCAGCTTGATCTCGACGTGGCCAAGAAAAACGAAAAGGCGCGGGCCAAGGCAATCCTTGCCAAGTGGGTCGAGACAAACGTGCTCAGCGTGGAGGAGTGGCCGGATAAACGAGCGGGGCGCGACGTGCAGTGCGTCGTCGTGGGTGAGTGGATCAGTGGAACGGAGATAGGGTGAGCATGAACAGGCCAATATACGAAAGCGAAGAGGACCGTAAAAACGAACAGGCGCTGGCGGATTATCTGGCGGAGCGTCACGACTTGCTGATGTATAAAATGCCGATCAAGCTGCACCTCGACTACTTTGCCACGAGAGGCGGCAGGGGCGTGGGCTTCTTCGAGATGCGGCGGCGAAAGGTCAATATGTACCACTACGACACGATGATGCTGGGGATGCATAAAATGCAGTCGGCGCATAACCTGACTGCGGCGACCGGTTTGCCGTGTTTCTTCGTCGTGCAGTGGAACGACGCCAAGGGAATATGTAGAATACCGCCGGAGGAACACGTAAGCGTAAGGTGGGATTGGGGCGGGCATAACAACCGCAACGACCCGCAGGACATGGAGCCAGTGGCGTATTGGAACATATCTGCATTTAAGGAGCTCAAGTGATGGCGGTGGACATTGGCGCCGAAGAGTGGCCGGACATGGAACGTCTCGAAGGCGCGCCTCTGATCGGCAAGATCGTGTGGGACGAGGAGGATGGGATGGCGCGCATCATGTGGGCGCAGGCGCATCTGCCGTCAAACTTTAACCAGTACGGGCGGAAGCAGGCGGAGCTCACTCTTGAAATGTGCAAGGACATCGTCATGCAAGCGTCGCTTCTGGGAAGCGCGATGCTGGAGCAAATGGAGTGGGCCAAGGATGAGATGGAGCACTGAGTGGGACGTTCCACAGTTACCACAGTTCAACTGTGGAAGACTGCGGAAGTGTGGTAAAAGAGGCCACTTTCAGTTCCACCACAGTTGTTACGTATATATACGTAACTGTGGTGGTAACTGTGGACTAGGTGGAAACGAACTGTGGAAGGAGGAGGATCATTACCATGGCTATCAGAAAGAAAAGGGTCACCGCTACGCAAGCAAAGCAGAGGGGGCGGGACGCAATGGGGCGGGTGGACGATCAGGCGCAGGTCATTAAGGCGGCAGTCTGGGGTCAACTTAAACCGCTCGACGAGAAGGCGCGGGAGAAGCAGAGCAAGTGGGGCGATAGGTTGCCGTCACTTGTGGCGCCGGATCTCGCTGGCCGCTTCGAGGCGGCATACGAGGCGCTGGGTGAGGCGGTGGACGCAAACGACGTGAAGCGGACGCATGACATCGCAACGCAGCTTCTACGTGCGTGGGACGTGCTGGAAAAGGCTGCGCTGGACGCGGGGCATCATCCGCTGCATGAGGATGCATACTGCATGGAGATGGATGACGGGCGCATCGTGTGCATCGCACTCGACGGCTGGGCGTCGTTGCGGCAGAAGTATCCAGAGTGGATCGTGTACAGCTTCAGCGATGCGGCGAGGGTATTGTGCGCTGACTTCAGCGCGCGGTTTCTGGACGAGGCATTCAGTGCCTTCCCGAAAGCGCATGTGAAGAGTATAATTCGTAACGGCGAAGAGCATAGCCGTGACATCAATGATGAGATACCATGGTGAAGGAGAGAAGGATGTACAGGACAGAGTTACTTGAGAGGGCGGCAGACATCACGACGCATGATCGTAACAACGACTACGGCGAGGCGAAGGAGAGCTTTGGAAGGATTGCGAGCATGTGGTCAACTTACCTCGGTCAGCCTGTCAGCGAGGCGGACGTCTGTGCGATGATGGTGTTGTTGAAGGTAAGCAGGTCACGCGCGTCACCGCAGAAGATGGATAACTGGATCGACATGTGCGGGTACGCTGCGCTGGCAGGGGAGATGGTCAGTGGTGGGTGAGGTCGGCAAGGCAAAGATCATGGCGCTGGAAAAGCTCGGAGAGGACGAGATCTTCGAGCGCATCGCAAGCGGCGTGTCGCTGGCATCGATTAAGCGTGAGTTTAACATAGGTCATAAGTTGTGGGCGAAGTGGCTGGACGCGAGCGACGGGCGGCGTGGACGCTATCAGGCTGCGCAACTTGAGGCTGGTCACTTCTACGCTGAGCGTGCGCTGGAGACGGCGCAGCTTGCTGAACGTGACAACGTCAACGTGGCGCGCTTGCAAGTGGACACTGATAAGTGGATGGCGAGCAAGCTGAACGCGCAGTACGATACGCGACAGCGTGACGTGGCAATCAACATCAGCGTCAACGACTTGCACGCGCAGGCTGCGCAGTTGCTTGGCAATGTGATAGAGGGCGAAGTGTTCGAGGATGACGATTGAGTGCGAAAACACGCATCGGTACGCACTCACACGCGCGGGCGCGCGCGTGCTCGCAGATGCAGCAAAAGTCAACGCAAAATGCACGTTTGAGGCGAGAGTGCAGGCGCAGCAACGGGGTGGATCTGCTAAGTGATTGATTTTAAACGATCTGCATTTAACATAATACGTATTATCGGCCTTTTGCGCGGTATTATGTTAATTTTGGCCGATTTTCGCGCTGCGGCGCAGAAAAGGCGCGTTTTTGACCCCCCCCTTCGCTCAGCGCGGACCGGTGCAAATGCAAAGGACCTCCCCACGCCTCCCCGCCCCCTTTTTCCGTAAACAGGTGTTAACATGACCCAGCCCCAAGAAAACCCGTTTATCAAGTTAATGGCGCGCTACCGCGACGACCCCGTCGCCTTCGCCCGCGAGGTTGCCGGCATCGAGCCGGACGAGTGGCAAGTTGAGCTCCTCGACGCCGTCGCAGCCCCCGCGATACGGCGTGTCAGCGTGCGTTCTGGCCACGGCGTCGGGAAGTCCACGGCGGTCGCTTTGGCGGCTGTATGGCATGTTCTGATGCGTGTGCCGAGCAAGACCGTTGTGACCGCCCCCACGTCGTCCCAGCTTTTCGACGCCTGCTTCGCCGAGATGAAAAATGTTGCCAAGCGGCTGAAGCCGCCCTTTGACAATTTGCTAGAGCTCAAGTCTGATCGGATTGAGTTGAAGAGCCACCCAGAGAGCACGTTTATATCGTGCCGCACGTCGCGCGCGGAGCAGCCGGAGGCGCTCGCTGGGGTTCACTCGCCTTCGGTGCTTCTGATCGCCGACGAGGCCAGCGGTATCCCCTCCAGCGTCTTCGAGGCCGCGTCTGGCAGTATGTCTGGCCACTCTGCGACGACGATCCTGACCGGCAACCCCACGCGGAATACGGGTTTCTTTTACGACACGCACAATCGCCTGCGTGACGACTGGTACACGATGCATGTGTCTTGCGTGGACAGCCCGCGTGTGAGCGAGGATTTCGTAGAGGATATGAAGCGTCGATACGGTGAGGACAGCCCCGCGTATCATGTGCGCGTCTTGGGCAACTTCCCCCCGTCCGAAGAGGACACGGTGATACCTGTTTCGCTTATTGAGCATGCCATGGCCAACGACATCAAGGTGCATGAGGACACGATTGCCATATGGGGCTTGGACGTCGCGCGTCAGGGCGGCGATGCCAGCGTTTTGTGCAAGCGTCAGGGGCCGGTGATACATCCGCTGACTGTGTGGCGCAACTTGGACCTGATGCAGCTTACGGGCGCCGTGAAGGCGGAATATGATGCCATGCCGCCGAGTAAGCGGCCGGCGGAGATCATCGTGGATAGCAATGGCTTTGGCGCTGGGGTGCTCGACCGCTTGCGTGAGCTTGGCTTGCCGGCGCGTGGTTTGAACGTGTCGGAGCGCGCCATGGCGAAGGACACGTATTTGAACTTGCGCGCGGAGATCTGGTTTAAGATGAAGATGTATCTCGAAGGCATGGACGTGTCACTGCCGCGCGACGATGCGTTGTATGCGGAGCTTGCGGCGCCGCGGTATCACTTTACCAGCGCGGGCAAGCTGCAAGTTGAGAGTAAGGATAGCATGAAGAAGCGCGGCGTTGCGTCGCCTGACAGGGCGGATGCGGTGGCGTTGTCGCTGGCGAATGACCACACGACCATGGCGTTTGGAACGAGCGCCGCGGGATCTTGGAATAAGCCACTGCGTCGTGGTTTGAGCGTTGTATAGGAGGATATGATGTCAGAGGAAGTGCAGAAGCGTTACACGATTGAGGAGTTTATCGGGATATACGATAATTTTTTTGACGAGAATTATATAGACGCTGTCATTGACTTCTTTGAGAAGTGCGACCGCGATGGCATTGCGCAGCCGTCGTCGGAGAATAAGCTGGATCGTGATATGGATGAGGTGTTTTTTAATGACCCCGCCCTTGTTCAGCGTATGCCGGATAATTTTGCGAGCTACTTTTACAAGATTTTGTGGGATGAGATGTATCCGCTGTATGTCGATAAGTTTAATATATTAAAGCAACCACGCATGACGGCGATGCTGGTTAAGATGAAGCGCGTTAAGCCCAGCGGCGGGTTTCACTCATGGCATTGCGAGGGGTTTGAGCCGGTGCCTCAGAGGCAGCTTGTGGTGCAGCTTTATCTGAATGACGTGGACGAGGGGGGTGAGACTGAGTTTTTGTATCAGTCCAAACGCATAAAGCCAAAGAGAAACAGAGCCCTCATTTGGCCGGCTGACTGGACGTATACGCACCGCGGCAATCCTCCGTTGGGGGAGCAAGCCAAGTACATATTGACGACTTGGCTCACCGAGGTGCCGGTTTAGAGAGTTTGCGAAAAAGTCCACTTAGTTTTTCGCAAACTCTGTGGTACTCTTTTTGTAGCGGCGTTCCTCCCCATGGCCGCAGACGGCGTGTTTTCCTTCACGTCTCCCCTGCGCGGGTATGCTCGACGCCCGCGCGGGGTTTATTTTGCGCGAAATTCCTGTATTATGTGTGTGAGTTGCACAAGGAGACGACATATGCCTAGGGTTGCGGGGAAGCATTACGCATACACGAAAAAAGGGAAAGCAGCGGCTAAGAAGGCAGCGGCAAAAAGTGGCAAAAAGGTGCAGTATGGCGCCACCACTAAACGCCGCATGGCCAAGAAGTAATGTGGACCGCGGTCCTGATGCTTTGCAATACCTCCGCGCAATGCTTTGCATTTGGCGGGCCGGTGTTGCCGAGCGAGGATCAGTGCGTTGCCAGCATACGCGCTGGCTTTGATTACGCGATACAAATATTTCCAGCTTACACGCCTGTTGATTGGCAGTGCATAAGCTGGGACGAAGAGGCATAGATGGCGGCGACGAAAAAGAAGACGAGCGGACCCAAGCCAAAGAACCCTGCGCTCTACGCGCGTGTGAAGGCGGCGGCAAAGAAGAAGTTTGACGTGTACCCCAGCGCGTATGCAAATGCATGGCTTGTGCGCGAGTATAAGAAGCGCGGTGGCACGTATGGCTAAGACGCGCGGCGGATTGACGAAGTGGTTTAAGGAAGACTGGCGAGATGTTAAAACGGGCAAAAAGTGCGGTCGATCTGGGCCTAAAGACAAGCGCAAGTCTTATCCGGCTTGCCGTCCTAAAAGCCAAGCAGGCAGCGCGATGGCTAAAAAAATGGCTAAAAAGAAAACTGGGCCGGCAAGAATAAGTTGGAAACCGAAAAAAGATGGCAGAAAAAAAGCGTAAACGCAAATCTGGTCCAAGCCTGTCAGTGGGCCGCGGCGAGAAGCTATCCGTTAAGCAGGGCGGAGGATTGACCGCGAAGGGCAGGGCGAAGTACAACCGCGCGACTGGTTCAAATTTAAAGGCGCCTGCGCCCAACCCGAAGACCAAGAAGGACGCGGCGCGCAAGAAGTCGTTCTGCGCACGCTCCAGCGGATGGACGGGTGAGCGTGGCAAGGCGGCACGTAGAAGATGGAAGTGTTAGATGGGTGTACTTGATACGATAATTAAAAGTGCAATGAAGATGCGTTACCCAGAGGTAATGCCTCCAGTTTTAAAGTTTGACAAAAAAAAGAATACCGAATATCTCGCAAAAGAATTAGGAACTGAGGCCAAGCAGGTAAAAAAGGTAAGAGATGCTGCGGTTAAAAGAATTGCAGAAGGTGACTATGATCCGTATTTTGACGTCTCTAAAAGGTTTCCCGTTGATAGGCAAAAATACCCCATTGCATCTCTGCCAAATCAAACTTTACAAGTTTTACCTGCAAAAAGTGAAACTATTGAAAAGTACAGAAAGCTGTACAACAACCCAGAAAGCATAAAAAGGCTTCAAGAAGCATATTTAAAGGGACTGGATATACCAGAGACGCAGGGCTGGTATTTTATGGGTCAGCTTGAAAAAGAGTTCATGGATGAATATGGAGAAGAGCAAGGCCGGAAAATGTTTACGGCTATGTTTGCTGATCCTATGGCATCGTGGACAGGCGGCGCCGATCCCACGTCAAATCTTCTTATGGCAACATATGACAACTTTAGAAAGGCACAAGGCGCCCAATTGCCAGAGCGCGCGTTTGATTTCCCTTACCCCATTGGCGGTCGTTTTTTGTCAACTAACGCCGATCAAGCAAGAAAGCTGGAAAAAGCTGGCGAGATCAACCCAATGACGAACCCTAAAAGATTTAATTTTTCCACAAACTTTCAAGGCGCTGCGGATCGTGCAACTATGGACGAGCAAATGATGCGTATTGGGTATGGCATGAATGTCCCTGTGCCTAAAACCTATGGCGCAGTTGAGGAAGTTGCAATGGAGCTTGCGGATAAAAACCGCACGACGCCGATGGGTTTTCAAGAGGTTACTTGGCACGGTGGATCTAACAAGATTGGCAAGCCTATGATTGAGTTTGTAAACGAGGCCATTGAGCGAACAAGTGCAGTTACAGGAATGAAGCCAGCGGAAGTGGTAAAAGGAATGGTAAAGGGGTCTATTCCAATTTTTGGCGTTACCGCAGCGGTAATGAACGAACCAAAAGTAGATATTAACGGTATTCTTGACTATCTGTCTTCGGTAGAAGGAAAGTAAATCTTGGCAACCCTAGACCCATACTGGCGCACGCAGCAATCTGAACGGCAAGCTCAGCTTAATCAAGCTGACTTGGACGCGTGGAACGCGATGCAAGTCGAAGAAGGCTTGCGAGAGCTTGATGAATGGAGACGCCAGCGTCAGGGAACGATTGAAGCCGCACCGCCTCCGAGCTTTACCGAGAAGGTGCGCCGCGGGTTTACAAGCCTTCTGGACACGGCTGGCATGTCTCCCTACATGGCGCGCCGCACCAGCGAAGGCATATTTGGCCGTCCGTTTGCACGTCCTCAGTCTGAGCTTGGGCTTATTGAGGAAATGGGCTTAGCCGGAATACTTCCGCACAGTGCGGCGGCTCTCGCCGGCGGAGAAGCCCTTACATCCGCCGCTCGCGATGAACGCGGCGCGGCATTAGGATATGCCGGTTTAGGGCTTCTAGAAGCCTCTGGCGCTAAAGGTGCGTCAAAATACATTAATGCGGGCAAGCCAGACATATTGAAATATTTAAAGTCGCGCAACGAAACCCTTGACGTCAATCCGGCGGCGTTGTTGCCACGTCGTTCCAGCGACGACATCTCGTATGAGGACGCCTATCACTTCATGAAGAGCAACAAGATGATAGGCGACAAGCTCATGCCACCCTCAGAGGGTGCGCGGTTTGATCGTCTGGGCGTTCACGTTGGCACGCCAAGGCAGGCGGAAGATCGCTTTAGATTTCAAGTTGGCACGGGATCAGTGGAAGATATAGACCGCGATTTAGCTTTACTTGGCAAGGAAACCGGCGTCACACTTCCGCTTAAAGTGAGAGCGGAAAAACCATTTACCATAAAAGACCTTGAAGAGTTCGGCATAGACATCGATCCATCTATATCGTCCCGTAGTTTTGAAATTGACGGAGAGATTGTACTTTCTGAAGATGGTGTACGCGAGGCCATGAACGCCTTTGCTGACGCGCGCGGGCTTGATCTTGAGGAGGGGTTAAAGGTTTTCAAGCAAGAGTTGACCGATAAGGGGTACACCAACATCCCATACGTGAATATGATCGAAGGGGTAAAGCCAAGTGAAACTTTTGCTAAAGAGTTTAAGTATACTCCAGAAAACGTAAGTAACATTATGCTTGTGGAGCGTACCGCTGGAGATCCCGAAGTTATTAGAAGCAGGTTTGCAGCCATGAAAGACCCATACGCTCAATCAATTATGGCGTCGGGCTTGCTTGGCGCCGTAATAGGTCAAAACGCAAACAGTCAACGTGGCTCACAATATTAAGAGGCAAAGATGCAAAACGAAATAAATCAACTTGTGAGCGCCCTCGAAGAAGAGCTCGAACCAAACGTAATGGGTGACGACGAGCTACAGGGCATCGTCGGCAAGGAAATCGAAGACGCGATTGACTACTCCGACAACTGGGTATCGCCATATCGCGCCACGGCAACCGAGTATTATCGCGGCGACCCGTTTGGCGACGAGGAAGAGGGCCGCAGCCAAGTGGTCAGCATGGACGTGCGGGATACCGTACAGGCCATCATGCCGTCGCTGATGCGGATATTCCATAGCACCGATCGCACGGTGGAATACGCGCCGCAGGGGCCGGAAGACGTTGCCGCGGCGAAACAGGCGACCGAATACGCAAATTACATCATCAATCGTGACAACAACGGCTTCTTGCACACGCACGCCGCGTTCAAGGACGCGCTGATCCGCAAGGTGGGCGTGCTAAAGTGCTATTGGGACGATCAGACGAAATTCGAGACACACGACCTCACGGGGCTCGACGATAACGCTCTGGCGGCGTTGATGTCAGATCCGGCGGCGGAAATTGACATCCTCGCCTCCGAGCCGTTTGGCGAGCCCTCAATGGACCCCATGACCGGCGAGATGTTACCGCCTGCCATGATGCACGCCGTGCGCGTAACATATACGCATCCAGATGGCCGCGTGAAGCTGGAAGCGGTGCCGCCCGAAGAGTTCCTTATATCGCGTGAGGCGAAGTCTCTGGAAGACGCCGATTACGTTGCGCATCGGCGTATTCTGACCGTCTCCGAGCTTGTGGCGATGGGCTACGACTACGATGAGGTTGTAAAAATGTCTTCGGCGCATGAAGATATGGCGACGAACATTGAGCGCACCACGCGAAACCGCGCGCTGAATAACGAGATGAACGAGCGCCACGATCCCGCGATGAAGAAGGTGCTTTACGTCGAAAACTACATCAAAGTTGACTACGACCAAGACGGCATCGCGGAGTTGCGTAAAATCTGCACCGCCGGCGACGGCAACAAGATCCTTATGAACGAACCGTGCGCGATAGTTCCGTTTGCGACGTTCTGCCCCGACCCAGAGGCGCACGACTTCTATGGCATGTCCACCGCGGATGCGGTGATGGACATCCAGCGGATCAAGTCTTCGATCATGCGCAACACATTGGATAGTTTGGCGATGTCAATTCACCCTAGAGTTGCAATCGTCGAGGGCATGGTCAACATCGAAGACGTTATGAACAACGAAGTCGGCGCCATCATTCGGCAGCGCGCAGCCGGCCAAGTGCAGCCAATGTCCATGCCATTCGTTGGCCAACAGGCGTTTCCTGTTCTGCAATACATGGATGAGATCAAAGAGGCCCGCACGGGCATTTCAAAGGCGTCTGCGGGCTTGGATGCCGGTGCATTGCAGTCATCCACCGCGTCAGCCGTACAGGCCACTGTCAGCGCCGCTCAGCAACACATAGAGCTTATCGCGCGGATCTTTGCGGAGACCGGCATGAAGCAGTTATACAAGATCGTGCTTCACCTGATCACAACGCATCAAGACCGCCCGCGTATGGTGCGGCTGTCCAATGAGTTTGTGCCGATTGATCCGCGCGTTTGGAACGCCAACATGGATGTCAGCATCAACGTCGCGCTTGGTCGCGGCACCGATACCGAGCGCATGATGATGCTGCGCCAGATCGCGGAAATGCAGAAAGAGGCAATGGCCACTATGGGGCCGGTCAATCCGCTTACCGATATGGCTAAACTATCGAACACGTTGAAGGCAATGACAGAGCTTGCCGGCTTCAAGGATGCGTCGCAGTTTTGGTCAGATCCGGCGCAGTTCCAGCCTCCACCACAAGAGGACAAGCCGGACATCAACGAGCAACTCATCGCCGTTCAGATCCAACAGATCCAAGCCGACATACAGAAGAAGGCGGCAGAGTTGCAGCTTGAGCGTGAGAAGATGATTATGGAAGACGACCGCAAACGCGACGAGCTTGACGCCGAGCTCTTTGTCAAAGCGGAGGAGATGAAAGCTAAATATGGCACGCAACTCAACGTCGAGAAGATCCGCTCAGACTTGGCGATTAACCGCGAAGTCATGAGAGCGCAAGCGGACGTCATCAAGGGGTCTATTGATGACTAAGTCCAAGCAGCAAATTATTGACGACGGCCACGCGGCTGATCGTCTTTTGCGCGATACTGATCTTAGCCGTTTTCTGGATGAGATCAAACAGGATTGCTGGGTCGAGTTTGAAGCCACAGCAATGGGAGATGGGGAAGTACGGGAAGGCATCTACATGAAACTGCGAGGGGTCGAGACAGTGCGTCAGGCTCTTCGCGCTATGGTAGATAACGCATCTATTGAAAAAAAGGTTAAGTAGATGCATAATAGGAGACAACGATGTCAGAAGCCAACACCCCGTCACCACTTGGGATTGATCTGAACACTGCACAAAATGCCATCAGGGCCATGATCGCCCCCGAAGAGGATACTGCGACGACCACTGAGGCGCTTGAGGCTGATGAAGCCGAAATGCCGGAAGATGACGCCTCATATGAGGAATATTCTGAAGGCGAGCTTGAAGTTGAAGCGGAAGCTGAAGAACAGGACGACCAATCCTTTGACATACTTGGCGCATTAGTCGAAGTAGACGGCGAAGAGATTACAGTTGAAGAGTTACGACGCGGAAACCTGAGACAGAAAGATTATACGCGAAAGACACAGGAGCTTGCCGAAACTCGAAGGCAGTACGAGGCACAGTATTCTGAGCTTGAGCGTGAGCGGGCACAATACGCCCAGCTATTGCCTGCATTGCAGCAACGGCTGGAGCAACCGGCAGAAAGAGAGCCAGACTGGGATACGCTGTACGATACAGACCCCACCATGGCAGCGAAAGCAGAACGTCAGTGGCGCAAGCAGCAATCTGAGCGGCAAGCTCAGCTTGAGGCGGTGCAACAGGAACAGGCAAGAATGGCGCAGATACAGCAACAGCGCATGCAGCAAATGCAAGCACAGTATGTTGATCAGCAACGCGAAGTCTTACCTGATCTGATACCCGAATGGCGCGACAGTAAGGTCGCGGCAAAAGAGGCGACAGAATTGCGTGATTTTCTCTTGGAAGAGGGATTTACGGAAGAAGACGTCAGCGGGCTGGCTAATGCATCACTTGTTAAACTGGCCAGACAGGCCATGCTTTACAGTCGAGGTCAAACTCGCGCGACGCAGGCGAAAGCCAAGCCGAGGCCGAAAACCAAGACAATGAAGTCAGGATCGCGCGGATCTCAGCCGAAACCCAGAGCCCCTCAAGAGCAAGCGCTCCAGCGCGCACGTCAAACTGGCCGCGTCGATGATGCCGCGGCTGCAATTAGATCTCTTTTGTAGGAGGCCATTATGGCAATCGTAACTAACACATTTACCTCGCACAGCGCGGTAGGTATCCGTGAGAGCTTGGCGGACATCATTTCGTCCATCTCTCCAGAAGAAGTTCCATTCCAAAGTAACGTCGGATCTGAAAATGTTTCCAACACATACTTCGAGTGGCAGACTGACAGCTTGGCATCAACAAGCACAACCGCCATCATCGATGGTGACGATGTATCGTCTTTTGACGCGACATCCGCAACGACCCGCGTCGGTAACTACACGCACATTCGGCGTCGCACAACCATTGTCGCTGACAACCTTGCCGCGCAAGACCTTGCCGGCCGCAACGACGAATTGAGCTACCAAATCGCAAAACGCGGAAAAGAGCTCAAGCGTGACATCGAAGCCACTCTGACAGACAATAATGCTCAGGTTGCAGGAAACTCTTCAACTGCACGCGAAACGGGTGGTCTTGGTGCGTGGATTGCGACCAACGAAAACGTCGGAACCGGCGGTGGACTGACAACTGGCAACGGTACAACCGCGCGCACCGACGGTACTCAGCGCGACTTCACCGAAGCCATGCTGAAAGACGCGATGCAGCAAGCATTCGTCTCCGGCGGTCAGCCAACAATCCTCATGGTGGGACCACACAACAAGACGGTCGTATCAGGGTTTGCTGGTATTGCGGCTCAGCGTTACATGGCGCCAAGCGACAGCCCAACGACAATCATTGGTGCGGCAGACGTTTACATGTCTGACTTCGGCACCTTGAATGTGGTTGCAAACCGCTTCTCGCGTGAACGCGATGCGTGGCTGCTAGACCCAGAGTATGCATCTGTATGTTACCTGCGTCCGATCCAGAACGTAGAGCTCAGCAAAACCGGTGACGCCTCCAAGTCTATGGTTATCGCGGAGTTCGGCTTGAAGGTTCTCAACGAAGCGGCACACGCCGTCGTGGCAGACCTCAACGTATCATAAGTCTAAGCGGGGCGGCTTCGGTCGCCCCGTTACTTTGGAGATAGGCATGAAGAAGCGTTTATTTGGCCACGATCCACTTACTGGCGTCACAGAGTATTGGCACGTCACGGATAAGGGAGAGTACGTCATTGAGAAGATACAGGACGTTACGTCAATTGTTGAGGCGAACAAACGCCAATACAATGAGGCGCCGCAAAAATACGGCGACATGAATAAGGTGGCGTCAATTCCTCTTTCAGTGTATTATGAGCTCAAACGCCAAGGGATTGCCGACGATCCAAAGGCATTTAGGAAGTGGCTGAATGATAGCAATAATCAGGCGTTCAGAACGCGATTAGGCACGCTGTAATGAAGCTACATTATAGACAGCCGTCAAGGAGATAGGCATGGCACTAACAACATATGCAGAGTTAAAGACTGCAATTGGGGATTGGTTGAACCGCGCCGATCTCGACCAAAAAATACCTGACTTCATCAGCCTCGCGGAGAGCACGCTAAACGACGTTTTGCGGCAAGCTGATATGATCACACAGTCAACCGGCGTTACCATTACGTCTGGTCGGGCAACCCTACCAGCGGATGCGCTTGAGGTTGTTTATGCGCAGGTTGGATCTACGGAAGACGAACCGCTGGAGCAAATTTCTCCACAACAACTTACGATGCTCCGCAGAACGCGCACCCGCGACGCCGCAAACCCGCGTTTCTTTGCAATAATTGGACGCCAGATTGTAGTTACTCCGACACCTGCGTCTGGCACTTTGGATATTGACTACTACCAGCGCATCCCAACGCTTGTGGGTGGATCTGAAAGCGGGACAAACTGGCTTTTGACTGACGCGCCGCACGTTTACTTGTACACAAGTTTATTGCATGCAACGCCATTCCTGATGGACGATGCGCGCTATGCGGTTTTCCAGAACACTGTGTCCCAGCAAGTCATGGCATCCGTCAAGTCTCAGCAAACTCTATCTCTTGATGATATGAAGTCAGCGGGCTTTAGCCTACGGGCGCCAACTGATCTTGCCGCGCAGGCGATGGACGCAAAAGCCGCTGTCAGCAACGCTGCAAATAACATGTAAGGTGCGCAATGCCGTCTACTTATTCAGAGCTAAAAGACCAAGTTATAAACTTCCTAAATAACATGGCGGCAGAGCAAACTGTTGACACGTTCATTGACTTGGCAGAGGCAGACATGTCGCGTCGCGTGCGCCATTGGCGCATGGAAAAGCGTAGTACGGCAAATCTGGACACGCAATATAGCGCTCCGCCCACTGACTTTTACGAGCCGATCAGGCTTAGTATTACGAGCGGCAACACACACCGCTTGGAGTTGGTCAGTCAGGGCGAGATGATGGACAAACGGATGCGCGGATTAAACACTGCCGCGCGTCCAAAATACTACGCTTTAACAGATGGTACGATTGAGGTGTATCCCACGCCGGATACAACATATACCGTGGAAATGGTGTATTACTCAAAAATTGTTCCGCTGGATAACATTAACACAAGCAACTGGCTGCTAACATATTTTCCAGATGCCTATCTTTACGGTACGCTTATGCACAGCGCGCCATACTTAGGCGAAGATGCCAGAATGCAGGTTTGGTCTGCGTTGTACGAAAAGGCAATTGATGGTATTAACGCAGACAGCGATAAGGCAAAATTTGGTGGCTCCGGCCATCGCATAAAAATAAGGAGCTACTAACATGGCAAGTCTAGGAGATCGTGTTTTTGATGCGGGCCTTAATACCCTTGATACTGAAGCAAACAAAATCACAATCACTTCACAAGAAGCCACAACCTATACGGAAGCTAATGCCACATATTCTTTAGGCTCTAGCACGTCATTGTCGATAGGCGCACCCTCCGACCGTTCCGGCGGTGGCCGTGAGGTAACTGTGAGCGCAATCTCTGATGGCAGCGTGTCAGGGACCGGAACCGCGACGCATTATGCGATTGTGGATACAGTAAATTCTCGTTTGCTTGCAACAGGCAGCTTGAACGCTCCTCAATCGGTAACGAGCGGAAATACATTTACGCTTGCAACTTTTAAAATTGGCATTCCTGACCCAGCATAAGGGGTAAATTATGGCGCTCATTATAGCTGACAGAGTTTTTGAAACTACCGCAACAACAGGAACAGGAACCTATACCTTAACAGGTGCTAAAACTGGGTTCCAGTCCTTTGCGGCTGTTGGTAATGGTAATACGACTTATTATGCCTGTACGGATGGGGTGGATTACGAGGTCGGCCTTGGAACCTATACTGCGTCAGGGACTACGCTTGCGCGTACTACAATCATTGAAAGCTCCAACAGTGACGCCGCTGTAAATTGGGGCGCTGGGGAAAAGAGTATTTTTGTCACTTTGCCAGCAAGTAAGACTTTATTGCTCGACGCCAATGATGACGTTACTCAAGATGGCGACCTTACTGTCACGGGAAATCTGACCGTACAAGGCACCACCATTACCGTAGACAGTGCTACAGCGCAAAATATTGTTCTTGGTGACAACGATAAAATGACCTTCGGCGCAGGGTCTGACCTACAGATTTACCATGATGGGTCTAATAGTTTTATCAGCGATCAAGGCACTGGTAATTTAAAAATACTTGGGGCTGGTATTGTTTTAAAGGATGACGCCGATACAAACGCATTTGTGAATTGCATTGCGTCAACTGGACAAGTTGACCTCAGATATGCAAATAATGTGAAGCTAAAAACGCTCTCCACAGGTATTGACGTAACTGGCACTGTCACGGCTGATGGGCTGACTGTGGATGGGAATGGGTCACTACTAACGCTAGACAACGGCTCAAACCCTGCAACGCTTTCTAACATAAATGGTAATGTGACTCTTGATTTTGATACCATAAATGCTGGTCGCAATTACATCATTCAAGGGAACAACTTAAACGTCTTTAAGGCATCTAACGGTGGCGACATCAGCTTCTACGAGGACACAGGCACCACGGCAAAACTAACGTGGTCAGCCGCTGATGAAGAACTACAGCTTGCCTCTGGCGTTGCCCTAGAACTCAACGGCTGGACAATTACTGAAAGCGGCGGCTCCCTTTATTTCGCCACAGGCGGCACAAACAAGATGAAACTGGACGCATCAGGCAACCTTCAGGTGGTCGGTAACGTCGAAGCAAACGCAACCATTAGCTAATAGGAGTATCCGAAGATGGCTATTAAGATTGCTGGCACAGAGGTTATCAATGATAATCGTGAACTGGTGCTTGCTAAACTCACAGAAATCAATTCGTCTATCGCAGACACAGCCGTAGACGTGTTCGTGTACGACACCCGCAAGGACAGCGATGGCGGTGCATGGCGTAAGCGCACACAGCATACCTCTTGGTATAACGAAACCTTGAACACTGCCACCCGTGGTAGCCGTAAGGAGTTCCCTGCGGTTGCTGTGATTGTGGCTGAGAGTAATCAGGTTACGATCTACGATGGTGATGATCCTGATCTACCTATGTGGGCAGTTCTTGATATTAACTCAACATTCTACAGCGTTTTTGCTCTTAACGGATTTGTTTGCGTAGGCACTTCTGGTGGCGTTAGTATCTGGGGTTTTGTTGATGAAACACTGTTGCGTTATGTTACGTCTGGGAAGCAATCTCAGCTATGGACTAGGGATGTAACAGGTTCAAACTTTGTTACTATTGATGCAACGGCTGGAATCGTAAACAACACAGTCAACGACGTAGCCATGACCGTGCTACCCAACGCCCCGATTGATGCAGCTACGGGCTTACCTGTGCCTACGATTGCAGTGGCGACTGATAATGGTGTTAGTGTTATCAAGGATGATGGGACTGTTGTTGATGGGGTTTACCTTGGCGGCAGTGCTGATAGCCATACAGTCGCACTAAGCAGCAACGGTAAGATTGCTTGGACACACGAAAATGGGCCGTATTTCCTTGGCGAAATTTGGTCAGCGGATTGGACTGAAGGCACGGGTTCTAATGTTGGAGGAGATATCAATGGTGGTATGTTTTACCCAGCAGCCAGCACTAGCCATTTGTCTTCCGTAGGGCTTAACACAACTTGCACAATAGATGCGGCGGGTAGCTCTGCGGGCTTAACTAAAGTACATGTGGCTGATGGAGAGGGTGCTTTCTTAAACGGCATGGTTAATTTCATCACCTCAGACTACAACACAGGCTGGATGAACGGCGCAATCAAACTAGCCACCCTGTCCGACACGGATGATACTGACGTTACTGGCAGTGAGTTGGTGACGAATGGTACGTTTGATAGTGATATATCTGGATGGTCGCAAACTGGAAGCGGTTGGGTTTATGGAACAAACAATGTTACCAACACGACAGGTGGTAATGGCGAACTCTTGCATCAATCTATTACTACGGTTGCAGGAAAAACATATGTCTTGTCATATGATATAGTTTCATTCAATGGGACTGCTGTTCAAACTCAGATTAAAGATAGTAGTGTTTTTGGAACTACGCTAGCTACTCAAGATTTTAGTGCTGTTGGTACACATACTTTAACTTTTACTGCAACATCAACCACGTCTGTCATTCGCTTTGGCGATTATTTCACAAGCGCAACATTAGACAACATCTCAGTACGCCTAGCCGAAGAAGACCGCAGCGTGAACGGCAATGGCTTACAGGTGTTTGGCACTGTGACCAAGAACCCTGTGGCTACTGGTGCTGATCTGGTGGCGTATAGTGGGTTTAACGCAAGCAACTATCTGAAACAGCCGTATAATAGCGACTTAGCACAGGTAGGTACTGGCGATTTTTGCATCATGGCATGGTTAAAACACAGTGATGCGGATGCGTACATTATATCTATTCACCGCCCTGATGGCGTAGGAAACAACAGATATGCCTTAGAAGTACCCTCATCGGATAAATATAGATTTTTAACACAGGAAGGTTCTGTTGAGTATGATGACGTGAACTACTCAGCAACAGATGTGTGGCACCAAGTTGTTGCTCTAAGAAGAAGTGGCACTAAAGAAATCTGGGTAAACGGTGTTTTGCTTGGTACAGAAACCAGTACAGCAAACATATCTTCTACTGATGCAGAATTAGTAATTGGTAAGGATTATGCATCGTCTACAGGTAATCTGTATTCTGGGTCAATCGCACTGGCTCGCATCTCAGCCACAGCCCCATCCCCCGAACAGATTGCCCGTATATATAACGATGAGAAGCATTTGTTCACTGAGGGATCACAAGCCACGCTATACGGCTCCTCTGATGCGGTAACAGCTTTGGCCTATGACGATAGCACAAACATTCTGTCGGTAGGCACCAGTGCTGGTCGTAGCGACTTCCAAGGTCTACGCCGTGTGAACAATACGACAACAGGCGTAACAACATCAATCAGTGCCTCCAATGGCTTAATCGTGGAGCAATAATATGACAGTTCGTGCAGAAAAGCCGTCAGTGAACCTACGGGAAAAACTGGCAGAACTAGACAAGCCCACAGGCATAGCTGGTGAGGCAATGCTACGGGCTGAGACACCGCAGGAACAACAGGCGTTGATTGGGGTAGGTCGTCGAAACTTTATCATCAATGGTTTGGCACAGGTAAGCCAAAGAGGTGACTATACTTCAGCAACGTCAATGACCGTAAATAATTATTATATTGATAGATGGAAGGCTTATTCATCTGGCGGAACAAATACAATACAGCAAGTAACTTCAAGTCAACCATCTTCACTGGCGGGAAGTAAAAGTATTAAAATTCTTAGTTCGTCTGGCGGTACAATAGCATTGGGGGCTTCACAAATAATCGAGGACTATCAGTTCTTTGTCGGCAAGGAATTAACAGTTAGTGGTTGGATAAAGTCCACAAACCCAAATGCAAGGTTTTTAGTTTCAGATAATGCAGCATGGAACGCAGTAGGTGATGCTCACAGTGGTAGTGGAGATTGGGAGTTCATCACAGGAACTATTACGCTTAGTGCATCTGCAACAGGATTAACACTTTCACCAAGAATATCGACTAGCTCTGCTGGTGCTGTCTCTGTGTCTGCAAATGACTACATTGAGTTCACAGGTGTCCAACTAGAACTAGGCAAAGTCGCCACCCCCTTCGAGCATCGGTCTTACGGGGAAGAACTGGCGTTGTGTCAGAGGTATTTCTGGCAGATTACTGGTAGTGCTAGTGACCAAACAACTTTTGGCAATGGGTACTCAGAAGATACAAACTCCGCACAGGTTACATTGTTTTTTCCTGTTGAAATGAGGGATGTACCGTCAACAACGATTGGGACAGGTGTAGGTGAAGCATCAGTTGAAATTATTGGTTATGGCGTTGCTGCTAGTGCAAGTTTAGCTGCCATTCTTGATCCAAGTAAACTGAGTGTGCGAGGCAGGTTCAATGCTGATAGTGGGACACCTTTTACAGGAGGACATGCAATAGTTGGAAGGCTAACAGCTTCTTCTAGTGCTTATATTTGGGTAGATGCGGAGTTATAATCATGGCGTACAAATTTATTGATACTGGTGTTATTCATGACACAACGACTAACACCTTTATTCCTGCAAAGTCAGGAAACCGTATGTACCAAACAGTCCTAGACAGCATCAACACTGACGGTGCAGACGCATGGGATGACACGGTTGCAACCTATGACGACATCCCCGAGGCTCTGCGCACTGCGGCTGAAAGCAAGAAGTTCAACCAACAGCTTGCAGACTACAAGGTTGCCAAGGCTCGACTAGCACAATACATCGTTGCAGATGGACGTGAAGAAGTACGGGAGATGCAGCCCACAGGTGAACAGGTGTTCAACGAAGAAACAATGGAGATGGAAGATGTGATGCATGAGGTTATCACAGTCACAGCCATTGAACCTGTTGAGGCTACAGTCACACGCATGGTGTACTCTGATGACATGGACGCAGAGCCTACAGAGGAAACCATTGAGAACCCACTAATTACAGTGGACAATGCAGAACGTGCAGCCGCGCAAGAGGTTGTCGATGCTACCCCACAAGCAGTTAAGGATGCGGCATAATGTCTGTTACAATAGATGGAATTGAGTACGAAGAAGATAAATTGGAAGAAGCAGAAACGTAGGAGAGATTTGTGTTTGGTTTAAATCCACTTTCATCAGTTTCTTTTGCTGATGCAGGCCCAAATTACTGGCTGGCGGCTTCGTCTATTATCTCTGGCGTTCCAAGCGTGGCAAGCGGTACGCTTAACCAAACACATATTCTTACAACAAGTAATTTATACTCAGGCAATCCAGATGTTCAAATCTGCAACATGTCTGAACGCGAGACATTTGAGGGAGCTAATATTACAACTGGCGCTCCAGTTATCGGGTTGCCAGCTATTACTCAAAATCATGTTTTAGGCGGCAATAATATACTGGCTGGCGTAATGACGCTTGACGGGCTTGTCCGGTTTGTCTGGGAAGAGCAACCAATCGGAGCCGAGACTTGGACGGATCAAACTGTAAGCGCGGAAATATGGACGGAAGCCGCGTAGTGTGATAATTTGCTCAAAAGGAGTTTGGCATGGCTATTTCGATTACTCGTCCGACGGTGGGGGCATCAACTGACACATGGGGAACTACCCTCAATACGGGTCTTCAAGCTATTGAAAGCACGCTAAACGGTAGTGGAACGGGAAAAGTAAAAATTGAACCGGATCTCACGGAAGGCTCATGGTCAATCAATGGCACCGCGGTTGCCTCGACGGCGGCTGAATTAAATAAGTTGAACACTGCGTCTGTAACTACCGCAGAGCTTGACCTACTTAGCACTGCCGTCAGTAATACAGTCGTAAACTCAAAAGCGGTCATTTATGGGTCAGCGGGTGAAATAGCCAGCGGAGCGATTACAGCAACAAGCTCTGTTACAGGAACCAGCTTTGAAATTGGAGACTGGAAGATCTACGTTTCCGGTACAGATTTAAAGTTTCAATACAATAGCGTTGATGTTTTCAAGCTATCGACTACGGGCGAAGTGACCGCAGAGGGTGACATTACAGCATTTGGAAGTGCATAATGACGATTACATCTTCAGATAACTTCGGTCATGGCAATACTCCCGTGTCCATGAGCGAATTACGCACTTACTTTGGCGGCACAAATCCTATTTCGCTTAATGGATCTTTTAATGGCGGCATTGCTTCTGTTCCTGACACTCTCCCCGCTTCTGGCGCTGAAACGTCTTTTTCTGACTTTCGCAGCCAAAACCGTATTTTAAAAAAGAAGGGGACAACTGAAACAATTACCTCTGGCACCTCATGGACCCCAGCGCAATCAGGATGTCTTCAGTACAATGTGTACGTTCTGGGCGGCGGCGGGTCAGGTGGCGCCGCGGCTCAAGATAGTGGGCGAGAGGATGTTGGAAGCGGTGGCGGCGGTGGCGGAGTTGCTTTTCGCAGCTTTAGTGTTTCAAATGACAATATCACAAGCGCAGTCATTGCTATTGGCGCTGGAGGCGCCCAAACTTCAAGACAATCAAATAGCAGTCAAGGTGCCATATCCGGCAATAATGGAGGCACAACGTCGTTTAACCCTGACGGAGACGGCACCACAATAAGCGCCACAGGCGGTCTGCGCGGGTTTGGAAGTAGGCAGGGTTTGGCCACAACTACACCAACAACTACGACGCCCGTTGGCGAAGGTAGCACAGACGTAACGGAAGCAGTTTGGGGGCAATGTTCGCCTTCCGCGGGCGGCACGGGGTCCGGCGGCAGTAGTAATTACACAGGCACAGGGGGTTCTGGACTTAATGTTGGCGGCGATCAGACAGCAGCAAGCGCCGGTGGCTCGCCAAACTTCGGTTACGGTATTACAGTAAAACCGACCGAGTGGGGATCTGATGTTACTGGATCTTTCAGTGGCGGCGGCGGGAATGCCAGCGTTAATTACCCCGTCTATGGCACCGACGGAGCAAATTACGGAGCCGGTGGAGGCGGCGCGGCAACGGAAAGCGGCGGCGACGCGACCCGTTACGTGGGAGGCGGCGCAGGCTCGCAAGGCGCAATCTTTGTAACTTATTACGAGTTAAACTCATGACACTTTTGGCCTTAGACATCCCCGCGGGGTTCTACCGTAACGGCACAGACCTTGAACAGTCAAACCGCTGGCGCGATGGCAGCTTGGTACGTTGGCGTGATGGCAGCTTGCGCCCCGTAAAGGGATGGAGCGAGCGCAAAACGTCATTTAGCACAAATATTATTCGCGGAATGCATGCGTGGGAGAGTTTAGACGGGTCTGTATATCTTGCTGGAGGATCATATAACGAGCTCAAGGCGATGGTGGGCTCTAACACTCTTTATGATATCACGCCTTCCGACTTAAACGCAGGTTTGGAAAAGGCTTCCTTAATTACCGGCTACGGATACGGCGATTATGGCGCAGAAGATTATGGCAGAGAGCGTACCAATTACGGAAACTACTCAGAAGCGACAGTGTGGTCATTAGACAACTTTGGCGAGTATCTCGTTGCTTGCAGCGCCAAGGTGTCCGGCAATGGAGATGGACGGCTTCTTGAGTGGCAACTTGGATCTGCGGCGGACGCGGCGGCAATCAGCAATGCGCCGATAGATTGTCTTGGTCTAGTTGTGACGGAAGAACGCTTTCTGTTTGCTCTTGGAGGCAGGTTTCCGGCGGAAAGCTACGCAAACCCGCGCAAAGTGTACTGGTGCGACCAAGAGGACAATACGACATGGACCGCGGCTACTACGAACCAAGCGGGCAGTCAGGAGCTTCAGACAAGCGGAATGATAATGCAGGGCTTGCGGACGCGCGGCCAGACGTTAATTCTTACAGACATAGACGCCCACGTCGCGCGCTTTGTTGGCAGTCCGTTTATCTTTGGGTTTGAGAGGGTGGGCACCGCGTGCGGCGCCATATCCCGTAAAGCCGCGGTCGATGTTGACATGGGCGCCTTCTGGATGGGTCAAAGGGGGTTCTTTGGCTTTCAAGGTAACACCGTGCAGCAACTCCCGTGCGCCGTGCACGACTACGTCTTCGATGACTTTAACCGTGACCAGCAAAGCCAAATATGGGCATGGTCAAATGTAGAGTTTGGAGAGATTTGGTGGTTTTACCCATCTTCAAGCAGCCAAGAAGTAGACCGTTATGTGGCGTACAATTATAACGAAAATTTCTGGATGACTGGAAACTTATCTAGAACAGCCGGCGTCCCTCGCGGCGTCTTTAAACACCCGCTTCTAATAGCAACGAATAAAACTGTATATGAGCATGAAAGCAGCCTGAGCTATGATGGCGCAGACGTTTTTGCTGAGACTGGCCCAATATCACTGGGCAACGGCGACCAGACAATGAACGTGATGCAGCTTATACCGGACGAAAAAACTCAGGGTGAAGTCAGCTTAAAATTCAAGACGAGATTTTATCCAAACGACACCGAAACAACGCATGGCCCGTATACACCAGTTAACCCAACCGGCGTGCGTTTTGCTGGCCGTCAATTCCGCATGCGTGTAGATGGCACCGCGGGCAAAGACTGGCGCGTAGGCAACATGCGTGTCGATGCGTTTCCCGCAGGTAAACGATAATGCCTATACCCGCCCTACCTCCAATTGGTCCTGACTTACGCCAATGGGGCAGACAGATTTCTTTGTACCTGCAAAGAAACTTGGCCAAGCTGTCTTTTAAAACGGCGGACGATAACCCGTCGGAGAACGGCGTGATCTTGTGGGATGATGTGAACGGGTATCCCGTTGTGTCAAAAAATAATGAGTTTCGACAGATCGTCCTAGAAGACGGGCATTATGATGGAACTGTAAGTACAAACCAAACTGCCGCCTCGGCCAATACGGCATATGCGTTAACTTTTTCTCCAGACGTTTCTGATGGAATAACAAACGGAACCCCTGCGTCACGACTTGTTGTTGACGAGGCTGGCGAATACTTTGTATCATTTTCTTCACAAATCGTGTCATCTTCTGCCTCGACCGTCACATTTTGGTTCTGGCCCCGCGTTAATGGTGTAGATGTTTCGAAGGCAACTATGAAAAATTCGTTACATAATAATGGTGCGGTTTTTATTACATCACGTTCCGCAATATTTCAACTGAACGCAGGCGATTACTTAGAAACGATGTGGGCGGTTGATAGCACAGACGGTTCTTTGCAAGCCGCTGCGGCTACCGCGTTTGCTCCCGCTGCGCCTGCCGCAACCATTTCAATCGTAAGGCTTCACGGATGATTGATAATGTTGTACAATTGAGAGCAAGGCCACGGATCACTGTGCTGCCCGTTGTTGACGAACCTGAGAGGGTGCTGGTAAAGGCATTGCCATTGCTACTTCCCGCGATTGGGGTGAACGAGCGCAACGCCAGCAAAGAGGATGTCGTTGGAGATATTATGAGTGGGTTGTCTTTACTTTGGACCGTCCACATGGAGGACACGCTGGTTGCCGCGTTCATAACGAGCGTCGTGAAGCACCCTCAAAGAAACACCTTACTGCTAGAATATGTAGGCGGCATGGACATGAAATTATGGATTGAGGACGCGGTGCGTATCTTGAGAGAATTTGCAAAGGCTGGAAAGCTCGACGCGATTGAAGCGGACGGGCGTATTGGCTTTTCGAGGATTGCCAAGAAGGCGGGCTTTAGGGAAATGTATAGACACTTCGAGGCGGAGGTTTAGAGATGGGCAGTAAGCAAACAACAAAAAGCGAAATGGACCCGATCCAGAAGGAGTTCATTACAGAAACGCTCATCCCCTTTGCAAAGAACATAGCGGAAACTCCCTTCGAGGAATACACGGGCGAGTTTGTCCAGCCGTTTGACCCGCTACAAGAAACTGCATACGCCGGCTACGGCGCCCTCACATTACCCAGCGAGCTAACTGAAGCCGCAGACATATACCGCAGGTTTGCCACTGAGACGCCAGAGCAACGCGCCGCAGACATCGATGCGTATACACAACAGTATACACAAAACATCATTGACCCAACTATGGCGCGCATGGAGCGGCAGCGCAAAGAGCGGATGGTGGATCTCGCGCAGCGCCGCGGCAAGGGATTTGGCAACACCGCGTTTGAAACGCGCGCCGGCGCCGAGCTTGGCGCGTATGACGTCGGTATGGCAGAAACTTTGGGGCAGTTACAGACGCAAGGTTACCAAAGCGCCGTGGCCAGAAAGGCGGCGGAAGACGCCCAGCGCATGCAGGCGGCGGGCTTGCTGGCTGGCACAGGCCAAACGGGCCTCAGCAATCAACTTGGCATCCTTGGCGCTCAAATGACTGCCGGCGAGGCGGCGCGGAGCTTGGGACAGGCTGACTTGGATGCTCTGTATAGAGAGTTCAGCTTGGCGCGCGCTTATCCTTTGACACAGTTTAGCGTGCTCTCTGGAGCCAATGCGGGCTTCCCAGCGGGTATTGGCACGACGACCACAACGACGGGTGGCTTAGGCACTATGATGTCTGGGCTTGGCAAAGGGCTGAGCGCATTTGGCTCTCTTGCGTTTGGCGGCCCAACCGGATTAGGCGGATTTAGCGGGGTACCATAATGGCTGAGAGCTTTGATCCACGAGTGTATGCAAGGCAAATGGCGGCTGAATATGGGGTCGATCCTGACATATTCACTAAAATGCTTTTCGCCGAAAGTAGCTTCGACCCAAATGCAAAGAGCGTGGTTCGCGGAAAGGATTACGTTGGTTATGGCCAGCTTGGCGCGGCGGCTGCACAAGACGTTGGCATCACAGACAGATTTGATCCAAGGCAAAATATCGAAGGATCTGCAAAATATCTGAAAATGCAGCTTGATGAGTTTGGCAGCTATCCTTTGGCTTTGGCCGCTTATAATGCTGGGCCTCAAACGGTAAGGGATAAAGGTGGAATACCTAATTATCCCGAAACTCAAGCCTATATTGAAAAAATAATGGGAAATAATACCATGAACCCCAATCAAAAGACTATAGTTTCTCAAACCGGCATTTCTTCAAGCGAACCTGTCAACGCACCCATAGACATTGTGCCTGAGTACATGAGAGAGAGAACGCCAGTAACGCCGGCGCTCTTGCGGAGAATACGTGAAGAGGAAGCGGCAAAAGCTGCATCTCAAGCGGCGGCGCCAGATCCTAATGACCCATATGCAAACCTTTCCAAGACGCAGCGCAGAATGCTTTCATTCGCAGCTATCAAGGACGCTGGGATGGCGTTGCAGGGTCTTGAGGGCAAAAGCGTACAGAATTTACTGTCAGACTTCACCACGCGCGCCGATCAGGCGCGTAAGGCGCAGGCGGCGCAGGCGCGGCAACAGATGATGCAGCAAATGTTTGGCGGCGATGCGATGAGCGGCATAGGCGCGATCACCGAAGGCGCAGATCCAATTGAAACTTTACGAGATAGGCAGAAGAAAATTGCAGCCCTTGCTGCTTATAACCCATCTCTGGCACCGGCGTTAAAGTTGGAAATGGATAGAATTGAGAATGACATCATAAGACTTACCCAACAACAAACGGCATCGGTTTCTCAGGAAAGCGCAATTAACGCCTTAAATAGTTTATTGAACTCTCCAAACCTAAGTAAAATCACAGAATATCGTGGAACTTTTAATGAATTTATGAACCAATATGGAATGGCGCCAGAGTACGCAACTCTAATGGGGTATGTTGACCAAGTCAAAGGCTTGAACTTTTTGGAAGCATATCAGCAATTAAAAGGTGGCGGGCCAATTACCGATATTGAAGGCAAGCAGGCCACTGCGGCAAGATCACGTTTAGACGCGGCGCTAAAAGGAACTCCAGAAGACTTACGCATTGCTCTTCTTGACGTTAGAGACTTATTTTTAGAGGCACAATCTAAAAACCCAATGTTTAAAAAGAACCAAGATCTTAGCGATGAAGAATTAGAGTATTTAAAAGAGCCAAAGGAATAATAGAATGGCCGAATACACCGTAGAGGATTATAAGAACGCCGCGCGGCGCGCGGCGGCAGATGGCAAGCCAGACATCGCTCGCAATTTTATTGCAAGGGCGCAAAGGCTTGAGGCTGAATTAGCCGCGCAGGCACGCGCCGAGCGCCCGTCTCAATTAGAAGAGGCTGCGGGCGTTGCGCTGCCGGCTTTATCTCGCGGATTTACGGAAACTGTAGATTTTATGGGGCAAGCGCCAGACGCTTTAAGTAGAATGCTAGAAAGTGGTGGCTTGCAGGTATTAAAACTTTTAGGCATGGCCCCAGAAGACGCATCTTTACCGCCGCCGGAGGAGCAACGCACCCTCACTGAAGCCATGTCTGAGCTCACCGGTGGATATACAGAAAGAACGGCGCCCGCTGACAACCCTTTAGCACAATACGTTGAAACCGGCATGGAGTTTGGCGGCGGCGCTTTGGCCATGCCTATAGGCGGACCGTTGCGCTCTTTTGCTAGTGTCATGTTGCCGGCGTTTGCAAGTGAAACCGCTGGCCAAGTTGCGCAGGAATACGCCCCAGAGTACGAAAGCATCGCACGCATGGCCGCTGCACTAGGCATACCCGTCGCGCAGGCTCTTGCAACACCGGCGCTACGGCGCATGGCCATTGGCGACCCATCAGAGGTGCGCGCATATATGCCAGAAAGTGAGCGTGCGCAAAGCGTGAATTTGCTTCAGCGCCTTGGCATCGAAGACATATCCGCAGGCCAGCAACTTGGCTCAGAGCAACTTATGCGACTTGAGGGGTCGATGGCGCCGTCTCTGGCAAGTCAGCGGCAGCTAACAAGTGCGGTTGCCAAAGAAGCCGGTATGGATGCTCAGCTTTTGACGTCGGGAACTTTAAAGAAAAACAGAGACAGGCTTGGGCAAGTATTTGATAAAGCAGATGATGCCATCACGTTACCTCCGACGACCGAAGAGGCAAGCCGTGCATCTTTGGCGCTCGACGAGGCTTTAAACAGCTTAGAGGTGCGAGACTTTAATGCATTTCCTCGCCTGACGGGGATTGGCGACGCAATTATAGACGCCGCGGGCAATCGTAAAGCCTTAAATCCAAAAGAGGTTTCGCGCATCAGATCCGATCTTCGCAAGGAAATGGATTTATCGGTAAAAGGCATAAATACAAACGACCAGATCAGATACGAATTGGCGCATGACTTAAACGAAATACTTGACGACATGGTAATGCGCAGCGTGACCCAAGCTGACCCAGATTTAGCGGCGCAACTTTCTACCGCCAGAAATCAATATAGGGCGCACCTTACAATTGAACGTGCAATGAATAGAGCGGGCTCAGATGCGCGCGCTGGAATATTGTCGCCTACGGCTTTGGCGGGCGCCTTACGCAGACGCGAAGGCACAAGTTTCCTTCGCGGCACTGGCACCGAATTGGCAAAGATAGGCGCGGCTGCGGAGGAAGTGCTATCCCCGCTGCCCACTGTGTCCGCAGGAGGCGTGCGGTCTGGGCTGCTTGATCAGATTACATCGCCGATTTCCAGAACGGCAGCGGCGACTATGCAGAGCACGTTACCACTGCAAGCCGGCGGGACGATCCCAACCGAGCTTGCTAAGCGCGCTTTGCGCCAGACCGGCGGGCTGCTTTCTGTTCAGTAGACTGCAACTCCTTAATGCGCATCTCCATTTGTTCTATGAGCATGGCGGCTTCCTCGCACGCGCGGTGAAGCGCGTTCTGGTTCATCACGCGATGCGGGCGCTTCAGCTTATCAATGAGCTCTCTGTACTGGTCTTCACCCATCGTATCCTCCTAAAAATATTACGTTAACTTGTTTTAAACATTATTGTGCTTCTTGTGAAGTATGTGTAAAGCTATTGGTGTAGAAGGTTGTTCTTTTACTTCTCCTCCCTGTTGGACTGGCCCTGCTTTCGAGCGGGGCCATTTTTTTGTTGACCGCCTGTTCACCACATGTTAACAGGGGGTATCAGGAATGGAGAAACACATGAAACGCTTCTGCGCAGAATTTATTCAAACAGGCACAAACGAGAGGCTGTCGGTTAACGCCGACACCCTCGAAGAATTGGACACTTTGCTCTATGGCCGGCCATATCCCGCCAAGCGTAGCTCAGTAAAAATTTACGAGCGTTCAGCCGCAGCGCGGCGCGTTGACTTCAACACAAAGGTCGCGCTGGGCAGCGCGAAAAAACATCAGCAAAACATGAAGGTCACACTGGACCGCGCACCTTGGGAGGAGGGCAAATGAATATCGACAAGCAAGACTGGATTATCTTTACCATCGTCATACTTATGGCAATGATTTTCGTAACAGGTATCAGCGCGGGGTGGTGGCTATGACCTATCAAATGAGAAACCCGATTGTTCTGGAGGCCATTGAGAAGGCTTGGGATGGCTCTAAAACTCAGAAAGAAGCTGCGGAAAAATATCTTCAGATGTTACGCAGCGACAAGGAATTACGCGATGCGGCGACCGCACGTTACTTGCAGCGCATTGCGTCTGAGGATGTAAGCGCAAGGTCGCGGGGAAATCGTGCCAGCTTCAGAAAGCAAGCTGAGAAGATTTCCAAGCAGGTACTCTTGCAAAAGGGCGAGCATTCCGTTCCAAGCGTGTCGCTCAAAAACACGGCGGCGCTCTATGCGAAGAACATCTTTGATTACTTCGCGCTACCTGACTTGGGCATCTGCCTTGGCGATGCGATGAAGAGTGATCTGGAGCACGTCGTGCACAAAGAAGGTTTGAAGGCGAACACGCATCGCCGCAACCATAAGTTTCTGTCTGCGATCTTAGAGAAAATGCCTGACGATAAAATTGTTCGGGATGTCTGGAGGATCGAAGACGTAGAAGCAATTCACACAGACGTCATGGTGTCATGATGTTTATGGGGGTCACGCATCACACGCAGAAATGCCAAGAGCCGGTCACTCCCAAATTAATCACATGGTGCCATATAGGATACGCAGAAATGCTACTAAAGGTTCGCACCATTGGGGAGAGCCAAAGGAAAGATACAGAAATGTCAATGCCTGTTCACTCTCCCCAACCAATCACAGGGGGTCAAGGTGCCATCGCAGAAATGCTATCGAGGATACGCCCCCAACTTTTTACATGGTGCCGCACAAGGTCCGCAGAAATGCCAACCTGTTGGCGCACCAAAGGGAAGGGTCAAGTAAATATCGCAGAAATACCAACCTTGCTACACCCTTCCCAACCAATCACAGGGGGCCATCGTCAGAATGCAGAAATGCCATTATGCTATCGCCCCCACCAGTT